CCAGCGCGTATTTGTTCAGTGCGTCGAGTTTCTTGTCCATCGGTTGCTCTCTTCTGTTTAGGTAGTCGATGGGGTGCATCCTACGGGATTTAACAGGAAAAGCAAATAGCACTAGACAAAGCAAGAAAACACAATTAGATTTGCTTCATCGAAACGAACTGAGGAAAGCGAAATGGGCGCGTTAATCGGATGGCTGATCATCCTTTCTATCTTCGGCGGTATCTTCTACGCAGTCGCGAGAGTCGAAGGTTTCTGGATGACCCTAGGCATGTTCACGGGGGCAATCGCTGTGACCCTTTTGCTAACCGCTGCTGTTGAACTCATAAAGTAGGTGACCCCGATGCCCAAGCCTAAGAAACCCAAGATGCCAAAAGTCAACACCAGCGACTGCGCCAAAGGTCAGATGCACGAGCCGGCGGCACAGCGATACGTGAAAACCATGCCGGGAGGATTTATAGCGTGAAACGATTCGATTTTGACACTGACGAGGCTTGCACTCGTATCCGCTTCGGCGAAATGCCGGACGGTGCTTATGTTCTGTTCGAGGACGTCAATAAATTGATTGGCGAACGCGACGGCTTGAAAGCTGAAATCGCACGACTACGTGCCGGCGGGCAGGTAACAAAAGGCGAACTTGAGCGATTGGAAGAGTTCAAGCGCCAGGTCAGGGAGAACCGCCGGTGACCCTCCAATGCCCGAAGTGCGGTAACCAGGACGTAATACGCATGAGCAGCCTACGCATTATCCACTGCCCGGATTGCCATACGGAATCACCTTGGCCGTTGAAGGACGGCCAGAAGCCTTTGATTAATACGAACCGAGGAGATCGGAAGAAATGAGCGAAGACTGCCAGAAGTGTGGAACCGCTATGTGGGATTTAGACGATGACGATCTATGCCCACGTTGCGCTGATGACTACAACCCACCTTGTCCAGAATGCGGGGATCACGATTGCAATGGTCAGTGCGCCGGCGACGACATGATGGGAGCGTCGTCATGAAATTCAATGGCGATTGGTTCTACGACGAATTTAAAGACGCGCTGCGCACGCTCGGTTTGAACTGGGGCGAAAAGCACCTTATGACAATCGAGATCGACGAGCAAAAAGGCGAAATCACTTTTCGTGGTAACGGCCGAAGCTTTTCTATGCTCGTCTGTGAAGAAGCGAAACCATAACCGTCCGTCGGACCTACAAGCAATCGCAAGTTTCGTGTTGTATAGTTGCGTCACTGAAGCGAACAACACAACGGAGTGACCGAAATGAGCGAACGTCAAGCATACCTGTTAGCACAATGCTACTCGTTCCAAGCAGGTTTTCAGGACTGCCGCGGCGGCGAACATTTCGATAGCCGTAAAAACACCGAATGGCAGCGCGGCTGGAAATGGGCCAATGAAAATGCAAGATAAGCGCCCGTGGATTAACGTCAAGTACCTTGACGGTAGCCATTGTCGTAAGTGCAAGCAGTACATCGGATCTGTCATAGGCAGCGCACGATTATGCCTCGAATGTCAGCGCGATGAAGACGAAGAAATCCACCAACCGATTACTGAGGACATTCGATGAACCGCTTCAAACCCAATCAGACCGTTCGCATTAACGACACGCAGAGCGCGTACCACAAGTGCCTGGCGCGTGTCGTGAAGGTCGCTGAGAAGAGCTACGACGTGGCCGTAGGGCCTACCACCATGCGGGTCGTCCCCGAACAACTGCTAGGAGTACGCAAGCCGTGAGTGAGAATTTAGCCAAGCCGAAAGTAGGCATGATTGTGCGCAATAAGCGCAGCGGCTCCTTGTATCAGATCCATATGGTAGAGGCGACGCAGGTATACATCCGACCTTACTGGCCCGGTAGGAATAGTCGGTCGACATGGAAAAGCATTGATCGTCTTTGGTGCGATTACTACCAAGTTGATTACACCTCCGTTATATCCGAAGAAGTGGAGCGTTTGAAATGATCACCCGCGCACAGGCTGAAGCGTTACTGACCCTGGCCGAGTCGCTGGAGGCGTGCGAGCGCTTAGGTATGACTGTAGAGAGCTCCGACTTAGTAGCCGATGTCGGTTTGACCTTCGACGACAGGGCAACTCTACGCGCAAGAGGGCCGATGCTATCCGCAATGGACATCCGCATTATCGTTAACAACCTCGTGCCGAAGCGCTCCGGCCGTCTGCCGGATCCGCCAAACTATCAGGAGACCTAGCATGGACGACGCCGACTTCATGTTCTTGACCATCGTTGCCTTGATGCTCATCGCGTTCTATTTCTCCTAGGAGGTGCGCCATGCTTCAGCCGCCAGTATCAGACCTAGCGCCGTGGCGCCCCGGGCACTGGATCACTCAGACCGGGTACGCGTTGAACGAAAAGGATTTGATTGCGGGAACGAAACGTGTACCTGAACGACGCATGGACATGCAAGCCAGCGTCTTCGAAGTCGATTTGATAATTGAAAGGGTGATGAGCGAATGATTATTCCAAAGGGGGCAACGCACAAGTGGTCCGTGTCCGGCCAGTTCGCTAAGCGCTGCGGCGGCAACACCTGGGCGATTTGGCAAGACGAAGAATGGTTGTGGATCGGTGACGAATTCAAAGGCTATATGGTCCAGTTCATCGTAGAACCAGAACCCTCGCAAGATGAGAAGGCTGTCGACAGCATGGTCCAAGTTATTTTGGACTCCATCCGGTGGCCTTCTGACCAAGATGCCAGGAAATACTGCGAAGCGTTATACGAAGCAGGATACAGAAAATTCGAAATCGTCGAGGGAGACGTATGACCAATCTCGTGTTGACCCGTAAAGCCGGAACGTCTGTGCGCCTCCTGATCGGCGACAAAACGGAATACGTCGAGATCCTCGATGTGACCGGCGGCTTCTGCAAATTCCGTTTGCTGTCCACCCTCCAGGTGGAACGCGTCCGGTTCCGCGACTCCATGCAAATTGCCGAGGGCGTGAGTGTTTGCGTCGTTGACCTCGCCAAAGGCCATGCAAAGCTGAATTTCACCGCGCCGCGCGATGTTCACATCCTGCGTACCGAACTGATAAAGGAGGGCGTATGAACGGGCCGCCTTGTGAATGGTGCGGTGAAAAGACCGAAGCCGAGTTCGTAGATGTTGGGGTCGGCTTCGTTCAGGTAACCGGGGGTATGTGCTGGAACTGCGGCGGTTACGAAATGGGCCCTTACCAAACAGACGGGCGAATCTCTGAGGTAGAAATGGCAACCCTATGGCGCGGCCCTTGGGAAGATCACGCCGACTTCAGCCCGTTCAACTATGAACCTGAAGAGATTCCCTGGTGAACCGCTACCCATGCCGCTGTAGATCCTGTGATGGCCGCCGAACGCTTACGCAGCTACCCGAGAACATGCGCAACGGCTGCAAGTGCAAAGCGTGCCGGGAAGCACGAGCAAAAGGCATAGAGCCGATCGTGCATTGCGACTGCGGCGGCACGTACCGGGTAGACGTCTATCGGCTCAGAACAGAGCACAAGAAGTATGGCTGCCAGTGTTCGGGCTTCCCGTTCGACAACGGCACACATCGCAAAGGCAGCGCCAGTCCCTCGAACGGTTGGTACTGCATCCATAACGTGAAAGGAGAAGGAAATGTCTAAAGGCAAAAAGTGCCAAGAGAATTCTGAGTTGAAGGCTATTCGGGCTTACAAATTAAGTCTGCGAGGCCACAGTCTACAGGCGATAGCTGAGCTTTGTGACATACCTAGCGGCTCCGTGACTAAGCGCATTGCACTGGGCGAAAGACTTTTGTCGGTGCGTAAATAGCTACAAGTATTAGCAACTAAACCACTTGACATACCTTGTGCCGCTCTCTACCATCTGCGGCACACCTTAACCAAAAAGGAACTCGCAACATGTCGATCGAAGCCCTGATCCAAGCCCATACCGAAGCACTGCTCGCTAACACCGAAGCCGTCAAGCTGCTGACCCTCTCCCTTGCCGGCCGTACACCTACCAAGTCGGAAAAGAAAAACGCCGAAGTCATTGACGTGGTTGTGAAAGAAATCACGAAGCAGGAGCCGGGCGTAGTTGAGCTGCTTAAAGAGAAGCAGAAGGAAAGAAGTTCAGATGTGAAGACATCTGACATCGACCTGAAACATGAATTGCCGATTACCGTAGAGGGTGAACCCGTTCCCTACGAAACCGTCCGCGCATTGGTGCTCAAGCTGGCCCCAACGCAGCGTGACGCGATCAAGGCGCTGAACGCGAAGCACGGTATTGCGAACCTCAAAGTGCTGCTGGACAAAGAAGACGACTTCAGCACTGTGAACGACCCGGTGAAACTCGAAGCCGTTTACGCCGATCTGCAAGCGCTTGAGGGCTAAGGCCATGACTGCTCTCGAAGAGATCGTGCAGCACGTCGAGGAAGGCGCCAGCCAAGAGCAGATCCAAACCGGCAACTATGCAGAGCGCTACATCAACGCTCTTACCAACTACGAATTGCTCAAACTGCTGAGCGATGTTTCTGAAGCGAAGGAGCCTACCTAATGGCACACGCATTTTTCAGCCCTAGCGGGGCGCCGGCTGCGATGCTCTGCAACGTGAAGCCGTGGCGGGAAAAGGACTATCCGGACATGCCGAACGAAGCCTCGAACGAAGGCACGGCGGCACACTTCCTGCTTGAGCAATGCCTGGAAAAGCAAGTCGAAGCCGCCCATTTTACGGGCACCCGGATTCAGGTTAAGGACGGCAACGCTGAGTTCCATACCTCCGGCCAGTTCCCGGTAGGCCGTTACATGGTGCACGAGATCCAGAAGACTCTGGACGTGATCCACTCCCTGGCCGATGGCGCTACGATCTACCCGGAACAAACGCTGTCGATCGAGTTCATCACCGGCGAACCTGGCGCTACCGGCACAAGCGATACGGTGATCATCAAAGGCAAAACGGCTGTCATTGCAGATTTGAAATATGGCCGTGGCGTCCAGGTTTTCGCCGAAGGCAATGAGCAGTTGCTTATTTATGGCGCCTCGGCAGTGGCTGATTTCGACGCCCTCGGCGAGATTGAGGAAGTCGAGCTGCATATCCTTCAGCCGAGGTTGAATCATTTCGACGTATGGAAACTGACCGTTGCTGAGATGAATGAACGGATCGAACTCATTCGGCAGACCGCTAAAAAGATCCTGGCGGGGCCGGAAGGTCTGACCGCAGTACCCGGCGAGAAGCAGTGTAAGTTCTGTAAGGACTCTGCGAACTGCGCCGAGCGAATCGACTTCACGACTGAGATTATCGTCGGCGAGTTTGTGGATCTGGACAAAGGTTTCATCAAAGTCGAAATGCCCCAAGCTGAAAAGCTGTTGGCGCAATCGTTCGGCGTGACGGCCAAAGCGATTCATTACCACGAAGCAGCGGTCGACGAAAACGAAATGCACATCGACTCGCACTTCACCGTCAAGAAGCCAAGCATTCGCCCGGCGCTTGAAGCAGCAACCGAACGGCTGACCACGGCGGAAGATGAGCGCTTGGCGACGCTGATGGATGCTGCCGACATGATCGAAGGCTTCGCCAAAGCCGTACGCGCTGAGGTTGAGCGGCGCCTCCTGGCCGGTAAGTTCACCGACGCCCGTTACAAGCTGGTCGAAGGTCGGCAGGGTGCGCGTAGCTGGACCAGCGAGGAGGAAGCCGAAGCCGCGCTGAAGGCAATGCGCCTGAAGGTCGATCAAATGTATGACTTCAAGCTGATCAGCCCCACAACGGCCGAGAAGGTCTTGAAGGAGACCAACCCACGCAAGTGGAACAAGCTGCAACCATTGATTGGCCGTAGCGATGGCAAGCCATCCGTAGCACCCGCCAGCGACAATCGTCCCGCGTTGAGCATGGCGATTGCTGAAGGCTTTGACGTTTTACCAGAACAACCGATTGCCGAAGATAACTTCGACGACCTCGTTTAACCAAACCTAATTTCGTACTTAGGAATAAAATCATGAAAGTAACCATCAACAATGTTCGCCTGTCCTTCCCTTCCCTGTTCGAACTGGACAAGTTCAAGAAATACAGCGGTGCTTTCCTGATCGAGCCGGGTCAAAAAGGTCTCGCCGAACTGGAAGCGGTCTGCGAAGAAGTTGGTAAAGCCAAGTGGGGCGCCAAATGGCCGGCGATCAAAAAGGAACTGGAAGCAGGCGGCAAAATGCTGATCCAGGATGGCAACAAGAAAGCTAGTCAGGCGGGCTACGAGGGCATGCTGTACGTGAACGCCTCCAACAGCGTTCGACCGCTAGTACTGGATCGTGACAAAACTCCACTGGCCGCTGGCGACGGTAAGCCTTACGCGGGCTGCAAAGTTAACGCGATCATCGACGTGTGGGCGCAGGATAACAACGAATTCGGCAAGCGCCTGAACGGCCAGCTTCAAGGCGTCCAGTTTGTAGAAGACGGCGATGCCTTCGGCGCAGGCGGAAAGGCTGCGGATGCTAGCGACTTCGAAGAGATCGCGGACGGCGCTGACGCGGACGACCTGGCCTAACCGCTAAAGCAACACCAGAAGGCCCGGCTCTCGTCGGGCTTTTTGTTGACCGCTCGTCGGGATACGCAAGACAATACAAGTAATGCGTTGTACATTTGCTTTAACGAAAACAAACGCAGGGAGTAACGGGAAATGCAGACTTTCAAGAAGGGCAGTTTGGTACCGCGTCGACTAGGCGCCCTGCTCGCGACCAAAAAGAAAGCGCAGCACTATTTGGTGTTCGGTACGGACGTAACGTGGGATGGCAAAACTCTCACATCGGCGCAGCCTATGAAGTGGGGCGAAGCACTTATCGAGGTCAGCCCTTACATGAGTGCGCCTCGCAAGAATGGCACACGCCAGCAAAGCGGGTTTTCAATGGGTCTGAACTGGACCTGCGAAAGCACCCACGATTCGCAAACTGGCGTATCGAGCGCGAAACTAGTCAAGGGGCCGAAATGAACATCGCATTCAGCATCCAGTGCTACAAGAAGCTCCGCGCCAAGGGCTACAAACCCGCCGCCGCACTCTACGCAGCAAAGTTCTACAAATCGCGTTATCCGTTCATCAAGTATGGAGAAAGGAAATGGCCGGTTGGGAAGTCAAGCCAGTAAAGCGTAGCGAGCCTTACCGCTACCTGATCATCATGCTTGAGGACGAAGGGAATCATAAATCCTGCGGTCACGAGCGCTACCAAACCAAAGAACAAGCAATCGCCCGGGCAAAGTTTCTCGCCAAAATTGGTCAACGCTGCGATGTCTTGGTAGACGTTGCCGCCTCTTACGGAAAGGAATAATCATGAAAACCCTTATCGCCGCTGCACTCCTCGTTAGCCTTACCGGCTGCTCTACCATCATGAACGACCGCATCACCGACGTCAGCGTGCTGTCTGAGCCCGCCGGCCAGCGCTATAGCATCACGGACGAAGACGGTAAGCGTGTCCACACGGGCACTACACCTGACGACATCAAGCTGGACGCAGCGGCCGGGTTCTTCGACGGGCAGACCTACCAGGTCAAGTACGAAGACGGCAAGACGACTGAACTCGACTCGCACACCACGCCTTGGTACTGGGTCGGCTTCTGCATCACGGTCGTATCCGGCTTCATCGTCGATCCGCTGACCGGCGATATGTTTTCTCTTCCTGCGGAGGTGTCGAATGTTAACCCCGATCGTTCTTAACGGTTACGTCCAGTGGGTTCACCCGTGGCGCGCAGCGCAAGGCCAGTCCGTTTACCTGTACGGCGAGGACTACAATTCCCCGTACTGCCCAATCCAATTCGAGGTGCGTAATGACAGCGTTTGAACAAGGCTACGCAGCTTTCCTGAGCGGCATGGATCGCAAGGAAAACCCATTCGACGCAGAGAAATGTTCGTTCTCCTGCAAGCGTTGGACTGACGGCTGGAACAAGGCTTATCGCGCACGGCAGGAGAAGCAGACATGAAGAACGCATTTGAACACGAAGCAGAACTGGCTGCTTTGCGGGAAGAGCTGGCGGCATTAAAAATCGACAATGAAAGGCTTTTCAAAGAGGTTGGGGATATAAGCGCAGAGGCAAACAAAAGCGTTATTCAAGTCGGGTTTAAGGTTAATGAAATATCGAGACTCCAGCAGAGCCTTGCGGACGCCGAGCGGCGGAATGCGACCCTGACCAAAGCGATATCTGATGCCGAGTACCGAGCCGATCAAGGCAAGGTGTGGAACGGCATGGGCTGGACTTACACGGGGCTGCATTCGCACGGACAGCAAAAGGTTCTCGACATCTTACGCGCCGCCCTAAAACCCACCGAATCGGGAGCAAGCGAATGACCTGGTATTTCTCTATCGGCGTTGTACTTTTCTCAATCTTCATATCGCTCCTGGCCGGCGCGATTATCAAGTGGGCGGATTCGGAGGGCATGAAGTGAACATTGATCCAGACCTCGTAATGGACATGCGCAAGCAGGGCAAATCCTGGAACGAACTGGCGGCCGAGTTCCGCACTTCCATTTACCTGTTGCGCAAAGAGCTTACCGCCGCCGGCAAGAAGCACTGGAAGCGCTACACAGACGGCGGACGCTTCGCACCTAAGCTGTTGAGTCCCCACCAACTGCAACGCATGAAACGACTCAAGGCGGCCGGCGCAACCTGGAAAGAACTCAGCAAATTGACCGGTATCGACCCGACCAGGTTAGAGCGCTATGTCAACCATCACTAGCACTGAAGGCGATGAGCTGTGAACGGGACGCGTAAGCGCATCGAAGCACGATGGGGTATCCCATTTTGGGATTTGCTATCTGATATCTGCGGCCAGGGCTTTAACCGCACGCAAGCCGCAGCGATAGTCGGTATGCAGCGTCAGGCTTTCAGCGCTCTGCTGATGGGCCACCCGGAGCGCAATCCATGGGGGACCTCTAACATCGTGGCGACCTACGTACGCGATACCGGCGAGCCGTTCCGGGATGCCCTACTAAGAATGCAGGCGCACGGGTATTCATTATGCGCGGCGAGTAAAGCGATCGGCTTCGCAGGGGTTAACGGGCTGAAGCATGCGATGCGGGCCAGGGGAATAGAACTCGTCTTCACGCATACCAGAGAGTTCAAGCCTCCTAAGAAAGCGCATGACCGAGGCCCTAACGTAACCAAAGGCTGGCCGACTTGGGAAAAGATTTACGAAATCGGCGGCGGACCGCTACCAGAATTCAGGAGAAAGAAGAAATGCCAAACAGCGCCCCAAAAATAGACCTTAAAGCTCTGCGCGAAAATGCCATCGCACTGGACCAGTTAGGCATTAGCCCGCTTGGGTATCCGACTGTCCAGGAAGAAAAGAAGCGACCTAAGACCCTTTGGGATAACCCCGGATGGCGGGCTGCGCTCACGTGGTCGTCGTTCCAATGAACCTCGACAAATGCATTTTCCTCGACACGGAAACCTTCTGCGAAACGCCGATCAACAACGGGACGCACCGTTATGCAGAAGGCGCCGAGATCATCATGTGGCAGTGGGCGGTCGGCGATGGGCCTGTCGAGATTCGTGACGGGGATGAAGACATCAGCGACTTGCTCGCATTGCTTGAGGATCCAGAATATGAAGTGGTTATCCACAATTCGGCGTTTGATCGGAATGTCATCAGACACGCAACCGGAATCGACATCCGAGTCGAGCGAGTCTTCGACACAATGGTCTGCGCTATGGCCCACTCCCTCCCTGGCGCTCTTGCCACTCTCTGCGCGATTCTCGGCGTTACCACCGATAAAGCGAAGGATAAAGAAGGAAAGACATGGATCAACCTCTTTTGTAAACCGCAGCCGAAGGGGCGGAAGATTCGTCGTGCGACGCGGAGTACACACCCCGAGGAATGGCGCCGCTTTCGTGATTACGGTGGACTCGACATTGAGGCCATGAGGGAGATCTATAAGAAGCTCCCCCGGTGGAACTATCGCGGCGCCGAATTGGAGCTTTGGCATCTAGACCAGCGAATCAACGAGCGCGGCGTGCTGATGGATCTCGACCTAGCGCACGCGGCGATCCGCGCTTCGGATCGGGCTCAGAAGATCCACGCGGCCGATGCAGTGCGTTTGACTGATGGCGCCGTGACCAGTGCCAACCAGCGCGACAAGATGCTGGAGCACATCCTAGAGGCTTACGGGGTAGGGCTTCCCGACCTTCAGATCAGCACCCTGGAGCGCCGCATTGACGATCCGGATTTACCGGTTGAGTTGCGCGAACTACTGGCCGTCCGGTTACAGGCTTCGAAAACCTCAGTCAGCAAGTACAAGCGTGTTCTGAATGGTGTTAGTGCTGACGGCAGGCTGCGGGGGCTTCTTGCGTTCTGTGGCGCGTTGCGCACAGGCCGGTGGGCGGGAAGGCTAATTCAGCCGCAAAATTTATCTCGTGGAACACTTTCTCCAGAAGGCGTGGAACATGCAATTGAAGAGCTTCTGAATGATGCGGAGGACTTGCTTTGAAAGATCCTATAAGCCATGAAAAGCTGCTTGAGCTTTTCGATTATGACGCCGAGACGGGGGAACTTGTCCGGCGTTGCGACGTTCGCGGTTTGGGACTAAACAGAAAAGGCGATCGCCCGCGCCACTTGGGGCCGAATGGTTACGCCGCGGTAGGCGCCGACGTTAAGAAGTACCTGTATCACCGCTTGGTTTGGTTTTGGCATCACAACGAATGGCCGGAGGTAATCGACCACGTTGACGGCGACAAGCAGAACAACCGCGTAGAGAACCTGCGCGCTTGCACTCAGTCACAAAACCTTTGCAACGCGCAGATCCCGAGCGACAACAAGTCAGGTTTCAAAGGTGTTAGCTGGCACACGCCTACAGGTAAGTGGCGAGCGCGGTGCGGCCTGCATAAAGTGCAGCACAATCTAGGGATCTTCGACACTCCGGAGCAAGCCGCCGAAGCGGTTCGCGCGTTCCGGCAGAACCTTCACGGCACTTACACGAATCACGGAACGCACTTGAAAGACCTAGCCCGGGAGCTAATCGGATGAGCGCCACAGTAATGGAAAAATGCTCCAGCTCTATCCGTGGGGTATTCATCGCGCCGAAGGGAAAAAAGTTTGTGATCGCCGACTTGGCGGGTATCGAGAACCGGGTATTAGCCTGGCTGGCCGGTGAAGCCTGGAAGCTTGAAGCGTTCCTCGACTTCGACCTACGCGACGGCCACGACATGTACAAACTGGCCTACGCGAAAGCGTTCGGCATTGACCCGGCCGACGTAGGCAAGCACGAAAGATCCATCGGAAAAGTTTTGGAACTTATGCTCGGGTACGCGGGAGGAGTAGGGGCCTACATCACCGGGGCTTTGACGTACCGTATCGACCTGGAAGACATGGCGGAAAAAGCGTGGGACGCGATCCCTGACGCTACCCGGCTAGAAGCGTCTGACTTCCTTGAATGGCAGCTCAGTCAGGGTCGTACGCAACACGGCCTTACTGACCGCGCCTTCATCGTCTGCGAAAGCTTCAAGCGCCTGTGGAGGGGTTCAAACCCGGCGATTAGCAGTTGGTGGAAAGAACTTGAGGAAGTAGTCCGCCGCGCTATAAACAGCCCAGGCCAAACGCTGACCTGCCGTATGCACAAGATACGACGAGACGGCGCTTGGCTCCGCGTCATGCTGCCTTCCGGCCGGTATCTGTGCTACACGTCACCCCGCGTAGAGGACGACGGCAAAATCACCTTCATGGGAGTGAACCAGTACACCCGGAAGTGGGAGCGCCTTAACACATTTGGGGGCAAAATTTGTGAAAATATTTGCCAAGCAGTCGCACGTGACGTGCTCGCCTCTTCCATGCAGCCGATTGAATCCGCCGGTTATGAAATCGTCCTGACCGTCCACGACGAGATCATCAGCGAAGCGCCGGACACCGACGACTACACGCACGAACACCTGGCCGAACTGATGTCAGCAGGTTGCGACTGGACAGAAGGCTTACCTCTCGCCGCCGCCGGCTTCGAAGCATATCGCTACCGGAAAGGTTGACGGCGAGTTCTATCTAGGAATACTATCTAGATTCTACGGTTTCTAGATAGGTTAAATGCGATGCGCGAACAAGTATATTTCGGTCGGCTTTGCCCGAAGCACCCTGAGTTTAAAGGGGAGCGCTGGATCAAGTCTTACCGCTGCGTTGAATGCCTGCGGATATACGCGAAGAAATATCGCGATTCCAAGAAAACCATATTTCAGGAGCTAAGTTAATGCGCAATATCCAAACGCGTGAAGGTTTTGACCTGTGGGACAAAGTTCACGAATTGCCGCGCTTCAACTTCTGGAGGGGCGGTGAAGACGAAAAGGGTAGCGTCATCCGCGTTCCAGAAAAGCACGGCCACTGGATTCATTTTGACGACATTGCAAAACTGGCCGATCAGTACCAAGACGAAATCAACAGCCTGCGCGAACGTCTCGCACGCATAGAACTGAAGGCGGTGTGAAATGCTAGAACGCGATATCGAAGCCTACCTCGTCAAGCGCTGCAAAGAGATAGGCGCGCTGTGTGACAAGTTCACCAGCCCCAAGCGTCGTTCGGTGCCTGATCGGCTGATCACATTCGGCGGGCGCGTGTTGTTCGTTGAGCTGAAAGCGACCGGCAAAAAGCCTACCGAAGCTCAGGTGCGCGACCATGAAAGAAGGAGAGCAGCCGGGGCGGAGGTGGTTTGGCTGGATAGTACGGATACCGTGACCGAATTATGTTCGTGTTTGGTTCATGGTGTTTCGGTCTCGGTCAACGAAGAATTCAAGGTGGTCTGCTGATGGGCGCGATTATTAGCGAGTGCGGAAAATACCGTTATAGGCTAGAGCGAGAAGTGCAGGTCGAAGGGAAGGTGCTCGCATACTTCGGGATCAATCCTAGCACCGCCGATGCAGCATTAGACGATGCCACTGTGCGCAAATGGAGGGGCTTTACCCTCCGTAATGGGGGGCGTAAGTTCATTGTAGGGAATGTCTTCGCCTTTCGCGCAACCAACGTAAACGCTGTCCGATCTCACTATATTGGTGACCTGCGTAAAGGCGAGAGCGGAAGCTTGGAATCACAACTCGAAGCCGAATCGTGCTACTGGCAGGACGTATTAGGAGATGCGGACATCCTAGTACCATGTTGGGGAAATAGGTCCAAGGTGCCCGCACAGTTGCGTGGCAGGGTTGACCTTCTCCTGCGAATCCTACTTGGTTCGGGCAAGCCT